GGGCGTAGACGAAGAAGGAAAGTTAGATTTTCAGGAAACAGAAAGAAAGCTAAGCCATCAGGTTGGTCTGTAACTAAGCGTAAAGAATACGCAGATAACAAAAAAAGAAAAGAGCAATATAAGAGTGCACCTATTGGAGAATACAAAGTTCCAAAGGATAACTCTTACAAAAAGGAAATAAGCAAACAATACACAGTTGCTATTGCATATAATAAAGGTGCCTACCAAGTTATACCGAATAGCGACGTTGAACACATAGGCAAATAGAAAATGACATTACAAGAATTACGGGATACATATTATCCTACACCAGAAGAACATGACGAGTATAGAACTGTTATTACAAGAGACGGATTAAACTCTATGTATGAGATTAGTCGTAAAGGTATTATTAGAAATACTAAGACAGGCAAAGTGCTGGTATGGACAAGTAGAGGAGCAAATCAACTAAAATATCCCAATGTAACCTTATCTAAAAGAACTTATCAAGTTCATAAAGTAATTTCCCTAACTTATCACGAAGAAATCCAAAAACCAGATTGGGTTAACGATCTGTGGGAACAACTTCCTGATGAAGTTAAATTTTTATTTTTAACTGATGTGTTAGTAGTGGATCATATAGATTTAAACTCTTGGAATCCGCAGCCATCAAATCTTAGATTTGTAACAATATCGCAGAATACGATACAAGCAAATTCAAAGAATTCAGTTAATTATCATGGGGGAAGCCAATGATTGAACCATTAGTTAGAAAAGCTGCAAAGGCTTATTATGAAGGTAATCCTATCATGTCAGATGTAATGTATGACCATCTAGCAGAACTTGCAAATATTGAAGATGTTGGGTATTCTCCCAATTCAGAAAAAAGATTTCCACATTTATATCCTATGTTTTCCCTACAAAAAATTTGGGAAGGCGAGGAAAGACCACAGTGGAAAGAAGCATATGTAAGTCCTAAATTTGATGGTGCAGCAGTTAGTGTTCTAATTGCAGAAGGAGAACTTCAAAAAGTATTGACAAGAGGAGATGGTAAAGAAGGATTAGACATAACCCATTTAATGAAGCACAAACTACCAGAGAAATATCTACACGGAGTTTGGCAGATAACAGGGGAAGTAGTTTCACCTAAAACAATACCTAATGCTAGAAACTATGCTGCAGGAGCGTTAAATTTAAAAGACGTTGAGGAGTTCAAGACAAGAGATGTCAGGTTTGTAGCATATGGTATTGAACCTAATCCTACAACAGATTATTTCAATGATTTAAAATTTATTGAAACTTTAGGATTTGATACTATCGATAGTATAGAAAATCCAGGTGACTATCCACAAGATGGTATGGTTGTTAGAATCATTGATAATAAGGAATTTTATGAAGCTGGCTTTACTTCACATCACCCACGTGGAGCTTATGCTCTAAAAGAAAGGGAAACAGGAGTAGTTACAAAACTACTAGATGTAGAGTGGCAAGTAGGAAAGTCTGGAGCAGTATCTCCAGTTGCAATTCTAGAACCTGTAATGATAGAAGATGCATTAGTTAGTAGAGCAAGTTTACACAATAAAGGAATAATAGAGGCACTTGACTTAAAGATTGGGTGTCAAGTAGAAGTAATAAGAGCAGGGAAGATAATCCCACAAATAATTAGGAGAGCAGATGTATAGTGCAGAAAGAGAAATCTTACACGAATTCAGACAGAATGATAGATGGGCACAAGTTTATAAGACAAATGAAGGCAACTACTTAGTTAGAATGTTTGAGGATCAAATCTGGAAAGAAGATAGGTTGATAAAAGGACATTCTGAAATATATGCAGAAAACTGTGCAGAAAACTGGGTTTTAGGAGTAATAAAGTAGTGGGAAAACTAAGACAATGGTTTAGAGCTTGGATAGATAGACAGATAGAGCTATCCTTACAGAGACAAGCAAATAAAATGCATCAAAGGACAAAAGATGAAATATAGTAAACAAGAAGTAGAAAATAGTAAACGAATATTTAAGAGTGCTACTCCGAAACAAGACCTGTCATGGTATATTAAATGGATAGGCTCTACCTTGCTTTTATGTGCTATGATGTTTAGAGCAGAGGGCATGTTCCCTCTTGCTGATCTAGTCTTATCCTTCACTGGCTGTATGTTATGGCTATGGGTAGGACTTTTATGGAAAGATAGAGCATTACTAATACTTAACGCAGTAGCAGTAGTAATATTAGGCTCTGGAATTCTTCGCTACTTTGCACCCGTATTGATTGCGTGAGCAAAGGAGT